GTCAGGCATGGTCATGTTCCGCGTTTGCAGCAGATCGACCAAAGTGTTCGGCGCATATCCGTATGGCTGGAACAGGTTGCCCGCGCCGCTATACAAGAAAAACGGATTACGCAGATAATTGATTGCCAGATCATCAATCTGTTCTGGTGTGGTGGTGCCGGGGTCAACTGCTGGCGGCGGGGCTGATGCCTGCATCATTTGCTGACTTTCATCACCGCTTTGCACTTCATTCTGTCCAGCGGTGCCTCGCACCAAATCTTGAAAGGCACCTTCATAGTTTGGATCATTGACACCGCTGTAAGTCACCATGCCAAACCGGTTCATGTTCAATGTGCCAGGGCCAGCCGTTGCTCCAGTGATTGCCCCGGTTTGCGGGTCACGAACGCCGCCCAGCCTTTCCAACTGTCCTACATTGAACGCAGCCGCGTCGGCTGGGTCTGGCGCATTGGTTAGCCCACCAAGTATGCCGCCACTTAGTATAGAGCCGATGCCCGTACCCGGCGCTGTGCCACCATAAAGGTCGCTATAAATGTCAGAATAGAAACCGCTTTGCGGATCATTGCGCCCCGGCGCACGGGTGGGCGTCACTGGGCCGGGTCTATTAGGGTCTGCAAGCGAATCTTGTGCTGCGTTATTCACAAGGTTCAAAGCCATCTCTCTGCGAAATGCGCTTTGTTCTTGGCTGCTAGGAGCCGCTGCCGGTGCTACGCCGCCGGAAAGATTGACCATCGCATTTTGAAGTGTGGGGCTTTGTGCAAGCTGCTGTTGCATAGCCAAGGGATCAGCGGCTTGGTTTACGAGATTAGTTGCCCTAACTGCCGTGGAGAAATCTGGCCCGTAGTTGAAATTGCTGTCGTCATAATTACTCATGTCAACGCCAGACCTAGCGGCTGATGCTGCTGCTATGTCTTGTTGTAGCGTTTCGTCAAAATCCTCATCAGACAACTCAACGGCAGGGTTTGCACGACGCGATGTATCAATCAAATTAGTCGTGCCACCAGCTAAACGCTGCTCACCAAATGACCGATCAGGCTCTTGGTTATTGCTACCACCGCCACCACCGCCGGTAGCACCATCGCCCTGGTAGCAGATGCGGTTTTCAATCAGGTAACTGCGAACCATCCCTTGCCCCTGCTGATGCGGTTTGCGCGTCCCAAGACGCCTTGGCCAAATATTGAACGCAGATGATCACGGCCCTCTTTGACCATCTGCCTGACGCCGCCATAGGGCGCGATAAAATCAATCAGCCACAGGTTTTCACCAGCCTGCCAATCATCGGGCTGCAACCGCCTGGTGCCGTCCCAGTATCCTTGTTGTGCCTCTTCATTCAGCATGGCCCAGGTGACAAACCCGACAGGATGGCTTTCAACTTCCCAGATGCGGAACTGCTGCAAGGCAACCGGCGGCAGGATGAGGCGATGGATATCGTCCACTGTCCAGTTGCAATGCGCCTCACTCTGACCCATTAGCCAAGTCATCTTGCCTACTGCTTCGGTGTTCTTCACCCGTTTGTCACCACTTTGGCAGCATCAATCTCAAGCTTTTGCTGCTTGAAGGCTGCGTCTTGTGCTGCCTTCTGCTGGTCAAGTTCGAGGCGTGCGACCTTCACTTGTGCGTCCGCCGCTGCCTGCTGTGTCTGCGCCTGTACCTTGGCGGCTTCAACCTCTACCAGCTTGTCTGTCGGGCTTGGGCCTGCCTGCGGTGCTTGGATGCTCTCTAAGCTTTCTTCTAAGTCGCGTGCGCCAGGGAATGCCCGTGCTGCAAACAGCAGCATTTGCTTGGCCTGATCAAATCCCACAGCGCCTGATGCCACCATTGGCCCAATGGCTTGCAGGAACTGCACGGCAGCGGTCAGGAACTCTGTCCGGCTGCGTTGCTCTGATGCGCTGTCCATCGCACCAGATTCCTCAGTATCGACAGAGATACGATAAGAGCGCAGGCGCTCATCGCGCATGACTGCAACGGCCTCTGGCGAGATGTTGATGCCGGTGATGCGCGAGAGCAGTGACGGCTCAAGGTTTTCGACCATCAATTCGGCTTTCAGTTCCATGATCTGATCTAGGAACTGCTCAACGCGCCGTTGCCGGTTGACAAGGCGCATGGCCCCGAACTGGCCCTTGATGCGTTGTGCTGTGGCTGTCTCACGGCTGGCCGACTGGCCGCGCATGATGTCCGATATGCCGGTGATCTCATAGATCGTCTGCACCACGATCTGGCGCGACTGGTAAAGCTGCGCTAGCGCCTTGATCAGATTGTCCAGCGGTGCCTCTTGCATCACGTTGGCCAAACCGCCACCGGCTTGCAGCATGGCCATGTTGTCTACCGGCACAAACTCATTGTCTGTGGCGTTGGCCAGACGCTGCAATTCTTGGAATGATGCGTCATATACACCGCGCCTTTTGAGCGCGTCAGTCAGGCTGGCGATCCGCTGTGTAATCAGATCAAGTTCAAATAGCTGGTCTTCATATGTCAGAATTTCAGGCACAGGCAGCGTGGTGTCTGTCGTGCTGATTGCATAAACCGGCTCTGGCATAGGCCAGAAGCCTTCCAGATTATACGGGTCTTCAAATTCCTCCAGAATGTCATCAAAATCAGTTGCTATGAATATCTGCTTCAGGCTGCGCTTGTCCCAGATTTCATAGACTTCAGCCATATCCGGCATCTGATTGTCGTCATAGCCGCTGTTTGTATCCCCGTGGTATGTGAGCGCGATTTGCTCACCCTTGGCCCCGTAATAGTCAACCAGTTCCTGGCGTGTCATCAGATGCCGGAACGCAATCCAATGCACATCTTCCCATGATCTGGCTGGTGACATGGTGAAATCAGCCCAATGCACATATTCACACCGGATTGACTGCTCACCGATATATTCAATCGGGTTGCCTTCCATGAACGCGCCCATGGCATCCATCTTGACCATGTCCTGGTCAACGGCATTGCCCTCACGGTCTACAAAGGACTGACCGATCGGCACCTCGCCCATTTGGCCCGGTGCCACCTCGCCAATACCCATCACATTATTGACTTGCAGGGGGATGCGCTCTGGATCGCCTTCAACCAGCAGCGGCTCATAAACCATCCGCATGACGCCGCGCCCGACAATCAGCATGTCCTCGACCACACGCCGGACAGCGGCATCAAAGTTGTAGACATCCAGTTGATACTGCAAACCGCGTTGCAGCACGGTTGATATGATGCGCCCGATGGGGTCTTGGTCCTTGAACCGGCGTGTCACACGCGGCTTTGGCGTCTTGAAATACAGACTAGATTTCAGCGTATCCACGTTGGAATAGAAGATATTCATGCGCGTTTCGCGTGTGGTGCGCTCCGGCGTGTCATCCCGATACCGGTCTATGATATCAAAGCAGCGGTCATGCCATGTTTCTTCAAACTTACGCGCACGCCGGATCTGATCATTCCAATACGCCGCGCGATCAGCCTTTTTGGTCGGCTCACGGTCATATGTATAGGATTCAGCCATTTACAATCTCCAGCCTTGCGGCTTGGTCGCGTGTTCCAGCCCTGCCATCATCTCGTCAATGGTGGGTGGACGCCACGGGTCTTCATCTATTTCCGGCGCTCTGCGCTGCCACGGACGCGCCATGCAGGCATAACGGATTTCATCAGCCGCATGATCTTCTTGCGTGGTGTCAATGTCTTCGAGGCGGTGCTTGTCGTGTGTGAGTACCGGGAGCGTCCTGATCGTGTCCACGCAGTCGCTAGATATAAAAAGCATTGGGATACCATCATCACCTATCAGGCGCTGGCGCACCTGATCCCAGCCATTGATCCGGCTGTTGTCAGCACGCCGGAACTTGACGCCCATTTTGCTCAGACGTTCACCAATTGACGGGCCACCATCAAATTTCCATATGCTTGGATCGCCCACACTAAAATCAATGCGCTCATAGCCCTCACGGCTTCGAATACCGGCACCAACCTCTTCTGCTGTCATCCGCAAGCCCACATTCGGCCTGCCGCTGGAGCCATACCATTCGCGGTATCTGATCAATGCGCCATCAGGGTATTCTTCATGATCGTCTGCGACAGCCCACCACCCCACGGAGAAAGGTGATGCGCTGCCCCAGTCAAATGACCTGAACCGTGTCCAGTGTTCAGGGATATCAAACGGCCTGATGACATGCAGATCGCGCTTCCAGACATCACCAAAGAACGATCCAACGACCAAATCCCAGTCGCCTTCACGCAGGGCGCGGCCCAGTTCTTCAGGCAAGGCGCTAAAACTAGAGGCATATGAAGGGTCGATATATTTGTTGTCGGCCATCTTGGCCGGGATATACATCGTCAGCCAGCCCTTGTCGGCGGCATTATTGGGATCACGCATGGTGTGATCGTAAAAATAACTTTCAGCCGGTGCCGGGTCGATATAGAGCGCCTTCAAGAAATTATGGCTCTGACCGCCTGGGTTGGCCGTCATCACCAAGCGCGGCAGAAACTCTGCCTGTTTTGGCTGAAAGTTGCCTAGACGCATCCGGCTTTTAATGTATCCCAATTGATACGGGGTCATTTGCCCCGCCTCATCGACTAGGGCGATATGTATCTCTGTTCCCTGGATACGGTCACAATCACTATCGCGCTCCAGATACTGGAACTGGATCGTGCTGCCGTTATAGAACTCATAGCGCTTGCGCGTCTCGTTAAAGGTGCCAAGTTCTTGCGGCATTTCCTTTTTCAATGGCTGTATGTGGTTGCTATCAAGTTCAGGCAGTGAGCGCCTAAAGATGAACGCCTGCAAGCCAGGGTTCTCCAAGCAAAAGCCGATGACATCCCAGCGGCCACTATGCGACTTGCCGCCGCCAGCAGCCCCGCCGAACAATATCTGCTTGGCCCTGCACTTATGCAGCAATGCCTGCTTTGGTTGCGGCGTGTAGTCCAGCTTGATTGTTTTCTGGACCATTACCTGAACAAGCCCAAATCATCCCGCACTTGTGTGAGGCGAGACGGGTCTATGCCCAAATTTTCAACTGCTGCGTCAGGTAGGGTTAGGAGTTCTCTTGCAACCGCTGCAAGTCGATCGGGAGCAAGTGATCCAGAACCAGGTCTTGCGCCCCTTGGATTTCCTGCGGGGTCACCAACTCCGCGTTGCCCTTGTGCCGCTTCAAAATCCGGCCCATCGCCTGCTCGAACAAGATCGCCTGCTCCGGCGAATATTCCAGTAGCTGCTTCCCCAGCGTAGAAGCGACCTTCTTTGACAAAGCGTTTAGTTGCGTCTGCTCGAAAGCCATCGTTACCAGTCCATTTCATAATGACAATCTTTGGTGGGCCAGCACTTTCGTTCCAGCCAGTAGATCGCCAATAGTCCTCCAAGTCAGCCAATTCTGTCTGGCTGTAAAAAGACGGGTCGAAATCGATCCGGCCCACCTCTTCAAACCCAAAACTACCATAGAAATCTGGTAAAAATCCATCAGGAAATCGCTCTGAAGGCACTGCAAACGCATCTAATGCTGTCGCGCCCTCTTCGATGGCCTTCAGGACTGTTGCCTTGCCCACGCCTTTTGCGCCAACCTCATTATTTATCACGCTGACAAGCGCCACTTCATCGCCTGTCAGTTCAGGGCCACCTTCAGCCTTCACATAAGTCGCGTTGCCGCTGAGATTGTAAACGTCATCGTAATTATACGATTTTTCCAAGCCAAAAAAGACTTCGCCATCGCCAAGCTGGTACACTTCAAAATTGCCGCCGCGCAGCTTTTTCTGAACCTCCGGCAACTCCATCATTGTCAGCGTTGACGACGCATCACTGCCTTTCAGCGCCTGAACAAACTCTGTTGGGCTTAATCCACCGGCATTTTTGGGCGTACTAGACGATTTCCATGTGCCGGTCAGCAAATCAGCAGTTAATGCCGCTTGGCGTGGGCTATCAATCGATTGCGTGGCTAAACTGCGAATATTGGCAATTTTTTCGGCTGTCAGCGTTTCAACCGGCAGGGCCAAGTCAAATGCACGCCGGACATTTTGTTTGCCTTCAGCCTCTGCCTGGGCAAAGAAATCGGGGAACATATTCCTTGCGCTAGTCACTGGTATTCGGGCAACCGGCTCACCCTTGATGCCGAAATCATAAGAATTATGTTCAAGTGACCCCTCAGTACCAAGGCGCACCAAGTCAGCCTCTTTGTCCAGTTTCACCAACATGATTGCATCACGGCTATTAAGCCCTAGAAGCGCTGGATCGCCAGTTGCGCGTATGATCTTGTCAATGTTTGGCGCACCCAGGGCTTGGCCGCGTGAACTGCCTACAACGTCTGCAATACGCTTGCGTTCTTCAAAATTAAGGCTTTTAACAAACTCTGCCGCCTGTGGGCTTTCAAAACCAGGCCAATTTTTCAGTTTTTGTAACTGCTTTTGATCTGTCCCTGTCCGAACGAATGCATCTAATTGCGCCAGATTCTCTGGTGATATCCGGCCATCACGCACATATGCCAGCGTGTTGCCCAGTATAGAATTCACAAAGGTTGCATTGGAACGATGCGAATCTGGGTTCATTGCGACCACAAGGCCGTAATCAGCTTCTTTGGATAACTTCTTCGTGCCGATGCCTTTGCCTTGTACCGCCCACACAACCCCAGCATCCCTGCTGCCCTTCAGATTTGGAAATTCTGGGCCACCCTGTAGCAACTCAGGGGCATCCAACTTGCTGCTGTCTATGCCTTCAAATCTACCGCCTGCCGCTGTCAAATCAGCAACAATCGGGAAGATGTTTTTACCCTCTAGATCAATGTCGTCGGTGCCGTCAAAACGCAATGTAGGCAAATCATCCACCAACGTATTGGCAGCATCAGCCGCGACATCAGCAGCGCTGGCCACCCTAGCTGCCCGTGGTGTCTTCAATGCAGTCCCAAGCATCGTCGCAGCAGGCAAGGCAGGCGGTATGACAGCACCAGCCGCCATCATCACATCGCCAGCACCACCCAACGCCTGTAATCCAGCATCAAGATAATTGCCTTGAGTGATGTTCTGACCAAAGCTGGGCAGCATCTCACCAGGCTGCATGGGATCAGGCGCACCGCCAAAGATATCAACAACGCCAGCACCCGGCGCAAACAAGCTGGCCGTAGCGCCAGTCGTGTACGCAGGACCAGCCATGTCGCTGAACCGCGTGGGATCAGCCATGTCCTGCACTGATGGCCTGATGCGCCCGAAAAAGGACGGGCTGTCGCTGTTAGGCGTAGCACGCGCGTCAGCCATCAGCTTCTGCGCCATCATGCGACGCGCAAATCCTTGTGGCTGTTCTGCCATTACTCAGCCACTCTGCCAAAATGCCGTTCCATAAATAGCAATGCAGCCTCGCTATTCTTGAAAGAAGGGTGACTAAGATCATACGCACCAGATGGAAAGTCCGGTGGTGGACTCCAGTCATCCCAGGAAGGCCGGTACTTCATCATCTTGCGATATTCACTAATGTTGCTTGCACGCCAGACCCAGCCCACAGCACGCATCAGGCAGTAATGCTCATCAGTAAAGCCAAGATGGGCGAATTGGTTTAAATAGTTGACCCAGACGCTCTGCAAAGGCATCTCACCGCAAAGAGCCACCACCTGGTCAATGTTGTCCTGCGTGCAATAACGCTTGTCCCTCGACAGCATAGATACGCCAGCGCCGTCTATGAACGCACGCCTGTCGCTGCCATCAAAGGGCGCAAGGTCAATGATGCGGGGGCCAGTGTGCAACCTGAAATCCTGTGATTTTGTGGAAGCGGGCGTGTTTACATAACGCCTTCGTCGCCGCGCGACGGCTGGCCTGGGGGCATGCCACGGGGGCCATCAGATTCTGATCCTGCCTTGCAGTCAGGTAGTCGTCAGCCCTGCAATGCACAGCCATGCTGGATCACAGCGCAGGCAGCACATGCTTGTCCCAGCTTTGTCCCAGTTTAGCTGCTAGGTGTTACGTCAATCACTTCCGTATCGCCGCCACGCTC